TTGACGCGATCACGGATCGGCGGATTTGACTGCGGCGATTGGTTGCTGATGCCGTAGCTCTCCAAAATCTGGATGTCAGTGCGCGTGGCATTGGTCGAGCGGTTGCCGCCTGATGCGTCTGGGTAGCCGTAGATCTTGTGGTCTGGGTAGCGGCGGCGGATTTCTTGGGCAAGGGCATCGGTGTCATTTGCACTGACAACTTCGTCAATGACCACAGCACGATCGCCAATGCGGATGCCAATGACCGCGTTGGTGTTGCCGATGTTGAAGTCGATTCCCACCCGCAGCGCTTCACGACTGATGTCCGGCAAAACTGCAAAGACATGCTTCGACCTGTCAAATCTGTCGTAAACACAGCCAGTGGTTAGATTTACGAACTCTCCTTCTAGGTAACTTTTGAGAAGAGTTGGATCGTAGTTGGCACGCAACCGTTCAATAAAGTCTTCAGGCAAATGCGGATTGTCATAGGTCCGCATCTTGATAAGCCGCCTATCTGGACGTAGTTGCGCGTCATCGCTAGCGAAGGTCTGCCATAAGAACCGGAATCCTTCAGGCGTTGATGCCGCACCAAACTGCCGGACGTTGCCACTGCGCAAGCGACCAAGGATTTTCGGGAATGCCTTGTTGGCAATGCTTGGCGTCACCGTGTCAATCTCATCGGCCAGCACCCATGCAAGGTTCAAGCCGATAATCCGCGACCAGTTTTCAAAGCTGCGGCACAGGATTTTTGTATCACCGCCTGGCAGGTGCAGCATGTATTCAGGCAGCGGTGATGCACGGAAGGTGTACGGAATGTCATACGCCTCAAGGAATGCCTCAAAATCCGTCTGCCAGATGTCCCTAATCAAGGGTCCGGTCGGCTCCATCACCGCACCAATAAAGCCTTGATTAGCCGCGGCCAACGTCACAGCTTTAGCGCATAGCGCCCGTGTCTTGCCCGCGCCATAGCCGGCGCTGATACCAAGAATCTGCGTTGCAGTGTCATCAACAAACGCAAGCTGGCCTGGGTGCAGGTCTGCGCGGATGCGGGCAACTAGATCACCCGTATCCTCTGGCGTCTGCTGCTGCATGAATGCAAGCAGCGGCACTGGTTCGCAGATGCCGCTGACGATGCTCACAGAACCTTGCGGACAACTGTCTTAATGCTGCCATCAGGCTGAACAGCAATCCTATGCAGGATGCGCGGCTCGTCGCCTTTTGGCTTAAGGAGCCGACCAACGGCTGTAACAGTAGGTTTCATTCTTCTTCAGCGTTAAACAGTGATTCCATCAACTCAGCCTTGGCGATCTCTAAACAGCCGATCAGCTCAACGGCTGTCAGCTCAGAGTCGTTCATGGCCTGAGCGACTGCAGCAAGGAAGTCTTCCATGGTGTGACGTGGTGTCGGCTGGAGCTTACCAGATTTAACGCCTGCGTCCACCAACAACACGCTTTCTAGCGGCTTCCCTGACTTGCATGGCCATGTTACGGATGCTGCCAGATGTTTTAGGCATGATGCCGATTGGGTTGCGCACCACGGACTGGTCTAACCCAAGCTGCTTGCCAACCGCTCTCTGCCTGTTGTAAATCGCGTTTGCCGCGCTTCTAGTGATAGCGCTTTGCGTATTGAGTTTTTGTGAAAGGTAAGTAGATGTACGCGGCGCCAAAGCGCGTGCGCGACGTGCCGCCACGCCTTTGAGAGATGTATCAATCTTTGGGGCGGGCTTGGTCGCCCTAGCAGCAGCAGCGCGTGCAGATGAAACCTGAGGCTTGGCTTTAATCGCCCCTGGCTTGAGCCCCTTGGGCTTGCCGATGGTGCCCTTAGGCGCAGCCGATGCCTGCATGGTCTGCGTTGCACGCTTCTTACCGCTAGCAGTCTTGAGCCGGCCGCCACGAGCAGTAGCGCCTGCGCCTTTTGGAGCGAACCTGCCTCGGTTGTCTCGTGCGTAACGGCGTGCCATGGCTAACGCTGCAATACAGACAGGTTAACTAGCTCATCTCAAATCGCAGCAGCCGGGCTTGCTTGTCCAGTGCAATCAGCGCGGTATTGAGCTGATCTTTCTCAGCAGCGCGGCGCTCGTATTCCATCGCTCGTGCAATGGCAGCTTCTAGCCACTGCGACCGCTCCAGCTTGGCATCAGCAGACAGCAACTCACGAGCGCGAGCAATGTAAGAATCAACTTGACGATCACCTATCCCCCAGTTTTCCGCAGCAAATTGAATGATTTGCTTTCTACTATGAGCGCGCAATAGTAAGCTGTACACAGCATTTACACGCTGGTCAGACTCCGTACTGTTGCACTTGCGCGCCATGACTATCAGCTACGGATTTGCACTGGCATAACTAAGTATGTCATATCCATGCTACTGGCGGGTCGTAGCACTACGGGTGCTGTTGCCGCATTGGCGGACAGTGTAACCGTTTCTGCATCGCGCATGGCTTTTAGGCCATCTAGCAAGTAGTGCACGTTGAAGCCCCATGTGCCTTTGGCGGTGCCGGTGTAGGCGATGGTTTCGGTGCCGTTGTTGGCATCAGCCTCGGCGGTGATAACGAGGTTCTTGCCGGCTGTGAGCTTAATGATGCTGTTGTGAGCGTCTGCGATGAGCGCTACACGCTCCAGTGCGCGGGCAAAGCGGTGCCGGTCAAGCGTGATGGTGTGCTCAAACTCTGCGGGTATGAGCTTGGCCACGTCAGGATATTTGCCATCAAGGATGCGGCTGTAGATGGTGATGCCATCGCCGGCGTCGATAACGGCTTGGCCGCCTGCTGCTGCCACGGTGACGCTGCGGTCTTGCAGCAGCTTCATTGTGGTGGCCGGTAGCACGAGGTCGATGCCCTTGGGGAGCCCTACCGGCACGCGCATGAGTCTATGACCATCGGTGGCCTCCATGACGCCATCGGCCATGTGGATGCCCTGCAGGATTTGCTTACTGGCATCACCGCTTGCCGCCACCATGCAGGCGCGTACACCAGCGGTTAGGTCCAACTCGGCGCTAGGAGCCTCCACAACGGGCAGCGATGGGTAATCGGCTGCATCACACGCAGCAAGGGTGTAAGAGCCGCTGGAGGCGCTCACAGAGCCATCTGACAGCGTTATAGGCTCGCCATCGTCCATGCGGCCAATGAGGCCAGCCAGCAGGCGATACGGCAGCGCAACCGTGCCAACGGTGTCAATGGCAGCAGGTACACGCACCGTGATGCCCAGCTCCAAGTTGTAGCCGGTGATGGTCATTGCGCCATCAGCAGCAGCAATGAGGCAACTGCTCAGAATGGGATGACTTGGACTGTTGCTGACGGCTGGCGCGATAGTGCGCAAGGCATAGCTGAGGTCAGCTTGCGTTGTGATGAGTTTCATGAGGCAGCTTCGGTAAGGATGGAAATCAACCGCTGGTAATCAGCGGCGAACGATTGGACCAGCTCAGCCGGTATCGGTTGCTGGTCATCTTGCGCATTGTCACGAATGGCGGCTGCGTATGCAAGCGCCTGAATCATGCAGTCATGCAGTCGGTTGATGACGGGTTCTTGTTTGTGGCTGATTTTGATGCGATCCATGTGATGACAAACGCGACGAGATGCTCAACCATGCGGCGTGGCATATCACCACGCACATTGGTGAGGGCGTCCGACACTAGACGGTGATACGCGGTCACGTTGAGTCCTGCATCACAGTTTGAAACAAGCGCCCTGCTACGGATGAGTTCACTGCGGCTGACGCCTGCCATGGCTGCCTGCTGGTCCAGAACGGCCAAGTCTTCAGTGCTGAAGCGGACTTTGACTTCCTTCATGCAAAGCACCATAGGGCAATGCCCCACCTATTTGCAAGGTGGGACGAGGTGGGGTACCGCCAAAAGCCAGTCACAGAGCGGCTGTTCCCCACGTACCCTACCTAACCCCACCTATATCAAAACAAATAAAGGAATAGAGAGACGCGTAGGGAAACGTAGGGAAGTTTGACACCGAGGTGGGACGTGAGTCAGGTGGGGTACTTCGCTAACATCGACTGCGGCGCAGTGCATCTCAGCTATTGCGAGGTGGGGTACCCGTCCCACCTAGGTGGGGTACCTACTTTCGATAGACATATGCCCTGCTTGACCCCTTGCCGCTGCGGTAGCGCCTGTACCCAAGCCGCTTGAGCACGTCCGCGACCTGCATCTGGTCAGCCTTGGTCTGGCGTTCTACGGGCTTTTTGATGGCCTCAGTTAGCAATTTCTCAGTGGTCAAATCAATCTCGCCATGTCTACGCAGCCATGCCTCAATTTCAGCCTGCCAAGGGTTATCGACGACATAGGATTCGTTCTCGCTGCTTAACTGCTTTTCGTATTCAGCAGGCAGCCTGCTAGTCTCACCTGCGCGGTATGCAGCAACAGCGGCGGACCAGATTGCATCGCGTTCAAGTAACAACGCAGCGGTATCAATTTGGTCGGCTTGGGTTTTCGTCGTTGGGATGACCCAAAAGCGGCGGTTACCAGTTTCATCGACCAAAAAGCCGGTGGTTCGGTTAGTTGTACCGACGATGATTCCGCGCCTCGGGAACGCTTCGGTCGCCTTTCCATAAGGCACGCGAAACATATCAACCGCCTGGGATAAAAAGGCCTTGACCTGACCTGCGTGCTTGCGATTTGTCACATGGTCAAGCTCTGCCCATTCCATGATCCACGAGCGGTGCAGCACCATCAGGTCATCTTTCGAGCTGATGTCGCCTAGGGCATCGCTGAAAAAGTCATGCCCGAGACATGCCCAAAACGATGACTTGTAGGCACCTTGGTCGCCCATGATGACGCAGGCGGTATCGTGCTTGCAGCCAGGGTTGTAGGCACGTGCTACTGCACCGATGAGGGTGCGCTTGAGCATCTCGTCGTAGATAGTGCCGGGCTGGTCATCGGGTCGCAAGTAGCCGGTGGCCAGCGCTTCGATGTAGGTCGGTTCCACCGTTGCCGCAACACGGTCTAGGTACTCAACAACCGGGTCGTAGGGTGACTCGTTTGCTACTTGGACAATGCAGTCCAGTGCTACTTCCTTCGAGACCTTGTAGCCCATCTCGGCCAATGCCAGATAAAAGCGTTCGGCACCTTCGATGGGCGCACCGTCTACTTCGATGCGCTGCGTAAAGGTGTTGTAGCGGTAGCTGCTTTCGCCATGGCGCAGCAGGTTGAGCAGTTCTGCAGCGTTCATCGGCTGAAGCTGCGGGTTTATTGCTGATGGCGGCTGCTTGCTGGCAAGGCGCTCGCGGCGCACGGGCTCGGATTGCTGCCCCCCACGCCAGCCATCTTTCTTAGCTAGCTGGCCAAGGGTGCCGAGGGTGATGCCGCCGCCTGCTTTAAAGCCACGCCACTTGTGTTCACAGTCTCCGGGCTTGAACTTGGATGACTGCGCTGACCAGTTAATCCAGTCGGCTAGCAGCGCATCATCGACGCTGTGCAGCGCCATGCCCACTTCAAGCCATTCGTCGTAGTCGTCGGCGCGGCTAGGTTGCAGCGCTTCGAGATACGAGCGTGCGCGGGCGACATCATCACCGCCACCTGCATTAACCAGTGGCAAAGTTGGTTGTTGCTGCTGCCGTAGCATCCGCGCAATCAAATCTGCTGGTGCTTCGGCAATCTCCACATCCTCTGGCGAGCGTCCTGGCACCCAGCTATAGCCAGCCGTGAGTGGATGGGCACCTGCGACGATCGACTGGCAGCCATCCCAGCGCAACTCAACTTGCTCGGGCTTGCCTTCGGTGTCGGTGACGCCGGTCTTGTATCTGCGGGTGCGGATGTCTGCCCAGTATTCCTTGGGCACTTGATAGATGATTTGAAACCGCCCGTCGCGGCCACTGGTCACCGTCCATGACGGCGGCAAGGAGCTGACGGGAATGCCCCAATCGTCAAATAGACCAGATGCGGACTTGCCGTCATGGTCAACGAACAACAGGCCACCACTGGGCGTGCCGCAGCAGACGCCAATCGCCTTGGCGCGGCCTGACTTCAGCTCCTTGCCGAGCTGGGCGCGACTGATGAAATCCTTCTGCCAGTTGTCCATATATGGACGCTTCTGGCCATCGACTGCCACATAGGACCAGTGGCGCGGCAGCTTCATGAGCTGCGTCAATAGGTCAGTGGTCATGGCTTCCTTGCTGGCAGGCGGCCATCGCGGTGCAGCTCCATCGACTGCTGCAGCAGCAGCCTGATGGCGGTGCCTCTGCTCATGCGGTCACCACGCCAAGAGTCCAGCCACTGCAAAAGGTCTGGGCTGAGACGCAGGCTAAATGGTCGGCAAAGCTGCATGGGCTGCTTGCGGCGTGCTTGACAAGCGTAGCCGCTGCGGTTACGATGCGCAAGCCTGGCGGGTTTACACGGTCATAGCGCAACAGCGCTGTTTACCGCCGCACTCGCCGCACGCCACAACGACATGCAACAAATCAACCTGCTGCCAGAGCCCGAATGCATACCAGAGCCGGAGCCGATACACATCGGTCATCGCATTTGGGGTTGTGACTACGGGTCTGGTTATTTTCATTTGCATTGCGATGGTGTCTACCGCAAGGTGATGCCAGAACAATTTGCAGCCTTGTCATTTGCAAGTGCTGGCGATGTCGTGGTTATTGAAAACGCGCACATGCAACCGAAGGCCAGAAGCCTTGCGCAAGTTTTTACCTATGAAGAACTAGCAGCTATCAAGGTCGAGGCCAAACGACGCGACATTACAATTCGCCTTTGGTTTCATTCGCAGACGCCAAAGTGGCGCGCCATGCTTCGCGTGGGCAATAAGTCCGATGAGGTTGATGCGGAGACTATTTATCGGATTGTTGAGCATCGCGGGCTAGATGGTCTGCAGCATTTCAATCCGCGCAAAGATTACCCGCCACGCATCAGGTGGGCACACGACCAAATTAAAGACATGAACGAATGGCTGAACATTGCGCGATGCGATTATCAGGCAATAAATTGTCCAGCTTTTCAACATTACATCAAAGAGGCAAGAGCCGCAGTGCAAACAATTATTTTAAGACAAATGAATGCAGGATTGCATTCTCGTGAACTTACCAAAAATTGCAGCAAATGGTTTCTTAAATCTATAAAAGCTAAGCAAGATGAGCACATTTACGGTTTAAGCCTTTGGGCTGCATTTGTCAAAAGTGATGGCACAACACGCAAGTTTAATGAGCAGATTCCTGGCGTCAAATTTGTAATGCAAGAACTTTTACGGCAGCGCCCTAATCATTTCAAGGGCGGCACTGCTAGATCAAATATCATGCATCACCATTTCAGAAACTTAGTGATAGCCGAACTCGGCACTCGCGCAAGTAAAAAGAAACTTCACGAATTAAGCGGCGTTGAGCGTGAAAAGTTTATTGATTTTAGACACCGCTACCGCAAGGCCATGACAACTACACTCCATGCAATGAGGCAATATCTAATTGAGCGTGATGTTGTTTAGGTCTTTATACCGCTCTGCGGTGTTTAAGTAGGCATAGCACCACGCTCGCGCTCTTGCTGCGGTTGTTTACAATGTCACGCTTTTTAAGCGTTTACGCCAACATAACCGCAGCGCCACATTTAAATCCCAGCCATGCAACTCCGCCCCTACCAACAACAGCTAATCACCGACATCCGCCTGCAATATCAGCTAGGCAAGCGGTCAGTCCTAGCTGTGCTGCCAACCGGCGGTGGCAAGACGGTGTGCTTTAGCTACATCGCCCAGTCAGCTGCCAAAAAGGGCAACCGCGTGTGCATCCTTGTCCACCGCGCTGAGTTGCTGGACCAAGCGAGTAAGGCGCTCAATGGCATGGGCGTCACCCATGGCCGCATCCAAGCGAGCCGCAGTATGGACCTAAGCCATGCGGTGCAAGTTGCATCGGTGCAGACCCTTGCCCGCAGGCTGCACAAGCTGCCTCAGGAGTTTTTTAACCTGCTGGTGGTTGACGAGGCACACCACACCAGCGCTAATCAGTGGGCTGCTGTACTGCAGCACTTCCACAAGGCGCATGTTCTTGGCGTGACTGCTACGCCAGTACGAGGCGACGGACGTGGGCTTGGCGACCACTATGAGGCAATGGTGCAAGGTCCATCAGCGCAGTGGCTTACCGATAACGGCTACCTCGCCGCTGCACGTGTGCTGGCACCGCCAGGCTTTGATGCCAGCGGCTTGCGTAAGCGCATGGGTGACTTTGACACTAAGCAAGCCGAGGAACGCGTCGCCACTATCACGGGCGACTGCGTGAGTCACTACAAAAAGCATCTGTCAGGCCAAACTGCGATTGCGTTCTGCTGCTCTGTGGCACATGCCGAAGCGGTTGCACGGCTATTCCTATCCCAAGGCATCGCCGCGGCCAGCATTGACGGCACCATGACCACGGACCAGCGCAGCGACCTGCTGGCAGCACTCGGCACCGGCAGGCTCAAGGTGCTTACATCGTGTTCACTCATTGGCGAAGGCGTTGACGTGCCAAGCGTCGGCGGCTGCATCTTGCTCAGGCCAACGCAGTCGGTCGGCTTGCATCTGCAGATGATTGGCCGATGCTTGCGCCCCAGTGGCAACAAGACAGCCGTGGTGCTTGACCATGTTGGCAATACCCTGCGCCTCGGTCATCACCTAGAAGAACGCGAATGGACGCTAGACGGCGCCAAAAAGCGCGACCGCGACCAAGCGCCATCGGTCAAGGTATGCCCACAGTGCTTCAGCACCAGCCCAAGCGCTGCACAGGTCTGCCGCGAGTGTGGGCATGTGTTCGCCCCACAAGAGCAACGCGAACTGAAGGTGGTTGAGGGTGAGCTGCAGGAGCTGCAACGTCAGCAACGCCGCGAGCAAGGCAGCGCGCAGACACTGCAACAGCTCATTGCGCTAGGGCACCAAAGAGGCTACAAAAATCCAGTGGCTTGGGCAAAGCATGTCCTAGCCGCCCGTCAAACCAAAGGACAATGGAGCAAACTCAAATGAGTAAGTTTTGCATTGAGCTAAAGGGCATGATGCTGCCGGATGCCATCGCGGCAGTTGTTGAGGCTTGGTATGAAGCACAAAATTTAAATTTTGATTATTCTCGAAAATTTTATACTGTTCAAGAACTGCAAAAGGTTCTCGACAAAAGCAGAGCATCCGTGTATCGGATTCTTAACAATGACAAAAATGTGCTCAATCCGCCATTTGATCCTCAAAAGTTAAATCACGAATATAGGGCTAACGAGTTCGACCCGATTCAAGTTTCTGCCGCTGAAATAACTCGATGGAAAGAAGAATCTCGAAAAGCGAGAAAACTTGTCGCCCAACAAAATGCTAAAGCGCGAGCATTTGAAAAATCTATTGCTAATTAGTTTTAATGCGGCTAAATTAATCAAAGCACATGGCATGGTGTGAGCGAACAACGCATTCAGCAGGAAATCCGCCTTGCCATCAGCAAAGGCGACACGCGAGTCTTCCGCAATAACACCGGCACGCTGCGTGACGCCAATGGACGGCCTGTGCAGTTCGGTCTATGCAAAGGCAGTGCCGACCTTATTGGCTGGACCACGCGCACGATCACGCCGGAGATGGTCGGCCAGCAGGTAGCGGTGTTCACCAGCATCGAGGTCAAGACGCCAACCGGCAGGGTGCAGCCAGAGCAGAAGCAGTGGCTTGAGGCCGTGCAGG